GAACAGATCGCGGTGTGGCTTGGGCTTGGCGCGACGATTCTTGGCACTCCTGCGGGCACCCTGGCCGCGGCTAACACCCCGAAGTAACGAACGTAGGAGGCGGCGGTGGCGCTTAGTTGGATCAGCGTGAACGCTAACGATGGGAGCGTCATCACCGACCTGCCCACACTGAAGGTGGACGGCGCGCTGAAGCAGACCCTGATGCGGTACGAGTCGCAGACGGTGAGCTTGCCGACGTGGTCTGATGGTGCGGAAGACGCACCGCCTAGCAACTGGATGACGGCGACACGTCCGGGCGCGACGTTCCTTGTGGCCCTTGGTGAGCCGGAGCCGAATGAGCCACGCGGCCTGCCACTCTGGGGCGGCATGGTTGTCCGGCGTAACCGTATCCCCGGCGCTGGCGTGAAAATGTCGCTGGTCACGGCTGAGGGGTACATGGACAGGGTCTATGTTGGCTCGCACACGTACACCGGGGGTGGGCAGAACGGTATCGTGCAGCAGCTCGCGGACATCTATTTGAAGACGACGCCGACAAGGCGCGGGCTGCCGTTGCGGGTGGAGATTCTCGGCGGTTCCAGCACCCCGCGTGACCGGACCTATGAGGACTCCGCCGACAAAACCCTCTACTCGGTTCTTACTGACCTGTCGGGGATCCTTGGCGGGCCTGAGTGGACTATCCGGTGGGAATGGGTGGACGAGCAGCGGCTAGGGCTCGTGCTGACTGTTGGTGACCGTATCGGCTCGGCTCCCCCTGCTGGCCTGAACCCTAACGCGCAGTTCTACCTTCCCGGTTCGGTGACTGACGCCGAACTCGTGGAAGGGTACGGGGCAGACGAGGGCGCTAACGATGTCATGGCAGTATCTTCCGGCACTGAGGACGCCCGCCCTCAATCCCCGCACCAGAAGAACGACGGCGACCTACGCCCACGGTTTGAGTACAGGTGGACGCCCTCAACATCCATCACGGACGTGGACACCCTCACGCAGCACGCACAGAGGGCACTCGCCGCCATGAAAGACGGATCCCTGGCGCTCACCCTGACCGCGAACCGGGAAGAAGCACCCCGGCTTGGGCGTGACTGGTTCATCGGTGACGACATCGGATTCAGCATCGAGGCGCCCGAGTTCCCCGGCGGACTCGTTGGTACCGCCCGCTGTGTCGGCTGGGAACTGACCGACACAACCGTCACCCCACTCATCGACGTAACCAACATAGAAGGCGGCATCTGATGGCAGGACAGCCAGGACTCCCCGGCTCACAGTTCCCCTCTGAGGACGCGATTACCCGCGGACTGAAAGACGTGAAGCGGGATGTGCAGCAGCTCGCCGCAGCTAACCCTCTCGGCGCTGCTGGGATCCGGGCTGTAGACGGCGGCATTGTCGTTGAAGGAAGCATCGAGGTTCAAGGCGCTGAGACCGTCAGCGGCACGCTGGATGTCACCGGCAATGCTGACTTCACAGGGAACGTCCGCATCGGCGGCACGCTGGATCTGCCCGCAGGTATCGTCAACAACGACGCGCTATCTGACCCCATCGTCCCTGCCGCCTACCACGCAGATATTCAGAACATCTCGATTACGAGCGGGCCGAACGTTGAGAAGCTGCGAATCGACGTACCCGTTCCTGCGGGCTATACCCGTGCGCTGGTGAACCTGACCGCGACCATGAACATGCTGAACAACTCTGGCGCAAGCGATAGCGCGTTCCTGGGCGCGAACATCAACGGGGTTTCCCCGGGCTGGTCATCGAACGGCACTGCCGCCGCGGGCGCTGAAGTGTCGTTATCTAACACGGTGGCGCTGCTTGTTGAGGGGCTGGCAGGCGGCACGTTTCCACTCACCGGCAAGGCCTCTAGTAATACGGGAACGTGGGCCGCGTCAGGATCATCGGCTGTGATGAACCTGAACGCGACCGTGTTGTTCTTGCGTTAGCGCTTGCCGTTGCCCGTGGACATGGCAGGCCCGTTGATTACGGTGCCTTGTTCGGGGCTTGAAGCAGTAGCTCCTGGAGGCAGGATCTGGTAGGTAACGCCAGCCTGAGTGGGCTCCGGAGCGGGTGCAGCCGGGGCGGGCGCAGGCGCGACGTAGACGGGCGCTGGTGCGGGCTGTACGGGCTCGGGGGCAACGTAGACCGGCGCGGGTGCCTCAACCACAGGAGCGGGCGCGACAGGCTCAGCCACCGGCGCTACCGGGGCAGCCTCAACGGGTGCAGGCGCTTCGGTGGACGGCTCGGGTGCGGGAGTGGTCACGGCAGGCTCCGGGCTGGGTGCGGGCGCCACGGTGGTGACGACAGATACGGGGGCGGGTGCGGGCTGGTTCTCTGCGTTCGCGGTAGACACAAGCCCAAAAGCGAGTCCCCCGAGAAGCAAAGTCCCTGCGGCCCCGAGGGCGAGAGATTTTGTTTCCATGCATGAAGTGTAGCCATTTGGGCAGCGAATTAATAGGCAGGAGTGACGTAAGTGACTAAACGTACTTGGAGCGACGGGGTTTTGGGGAACACGCCGTTGTCCGCGGCCCGGCTAAATCAGCTAGAGAGCGACCTTGAAGCGGCGTTGTTGCAGCTCGCCCGTGACCCGGAAAGCCTCTTTGCTGGGGCGATCCAGTACGACGGGAACGGGGCGCCAACGTCGGCCGTGGTGCAGTGGCCGGACGGTGTGACGGGCAACTATGCGGGCACCCCATCCGTCAACTTCCCCGGCAGCATCAGCGCGTACACGATCACCCGGCAAGGGTCCCCCACAGTCACCTACACGCAACCAGCCGTGACCCGTGACAGCACCACCGGCAACATCACCAACCGTCCCCCCATCACCGTTAGCTAGGGAGCATCATGGTTCTACCGGCAGGCGTGACTACATGCCTTGTGTTTAAGAAAGCGCCTGTCACGTTTGGGGGCGGGCAAGCGAAAGTTTCGCTGGAGGTTACGCCCTCGGTGCGGTTGATCCACACGGCGACGGGCACACCACTCGCGGACTTCATAGAGGTTGTGGAGCCAGCGGACGGCACCCCCGCGCAAGTCCTACTACCTCACACGGACCAGGCAGGCTTCCAGGATGAGGCGGGCAACGCATTCACCAACTGGCACTACACGGCCCGCGTCAGGTTCGAGAAGTCCAACGACAAGCGACACCTGCCCCTGACGACGTTTCAACTCGCGTCCGGGCAGACAGAGGTTGACCTGTCGCTGATCCCGTCCGGGCCTGCCGCTATGCCGACCCTCGCACCAATCGCCGGCGTGACCTCGATCAACGGGCGGACGGGCGCGATTGATACCCGCCTGAACGACGCACGCACCCCAGAAGCTATGTTCACCGGCACGATCACGTACACGAACGGCGCACCCACATCAGCCGCCGTCACATGGCCTGATGGGACCACGGGCGTCTACACCGGCACACCCTCTAGCGCGTTCCCCGGATCCATCGACGCCTACACGATCACCTACGGAACCACGAAGGTGTACACCCAGCCCGCCGTCACCCGCGACGCCGCCGGCAACATCACCAACCAGCCCGCAATCACGGAGGCCGCACAATGAGTATCCTCGACCCCAAACCACTAACAGTTGCGGCAGGAAATGCCACTTATGCCAGCTACGTGAACCTGGCGAAGAACCCCGATTCGATCACCACTGGCGCTGTCACAGTGGATTCGAACAACCTGGTCACGTCAGCGGCAGTCGTATGGCCAAACGGGCAGCCCGGCACATTGACCATCACCAGCAGGGACGCCACAGGTGCCGTCCTCGCATACAACATCACCTACGGTTCGCCAGTCACTAAGACATTCACGCAGCCGGCCATCACCAGGAACGCTGCCGGCGCGGCGACCAACGTACCCCAGATTGTGGTGAGCTAATTGGGTATCCTCGACGCACCCGCAGCAGACGCCTACGGCCGTCCCCTGACCGGCTTCAACCCCGTCCGCGACCTCCCCGGAATCGCCGCCTGGTATGACGCCTCCAAGGTCAGCAACGCCAACGGAACGGCAATCAACCAGTGGGCCGACAGCAGCCCGAAGAACCGTGCGCTGATCCAGAGCACTGGCAGCAAACAGCCCACCGTAAAGACGGCTGGGCTCGGTGGCCTCAACACCCTTAGCTTCGGCGCCACGGCCCTCATGATCGACTCAGGGTTCGGCGCCGACTGGGGCCAGCCGAACACCCACCCGCAGCCGCTGAGCTACGTGGCACTGGTCAAAGCATCCTCTACGCTGATCGGGGCCGGGACCAACCGGCACATCGTTGCCGGCAACTTCGGCGGCTCTCAGTCCTGCACCATGCTGCTCATTAGCACCAACCAGAACCTTGTCCTCAATGCAGGGTCCTACGCTGCCGGTCAGGGCGGCCCCGCCCTGAATGACGACGCTTGGCACGTGGTGGTAGGCATCTTCGGCCCGGGCAGTTGCACAACGATGGTGGACGGCTACGTAACCGGCGGGGCCATCACGCAGACACAAGGCACGTGGCCAATGGTGCAGCTCGCAGTAGGCGGCAACGCCAACGGCAACTTCCCCTTCGGAGGGGAAATCGCGGAAGTCATCGTCTGCGATGCAGAACTGTCCTTCGCCCAAGCCGCCAAAGCAACCGAATACCTTGCAAGGAAGTGGTCACTGTGACGATGGTCGTACCCCCACAGAAATTCATCACACCACGCCAGGACGGCACCGACTCAGGCGGCCAAGGTGTCTCCGTCTGGTTCCCGCAGGGCGTCACCGGCCCGGCCCCGCTGGTCATCTTCAGCCACCAACAGGGTGGCATCCAAGGCGCCGCATGGAACAACGGCGCCGGCTGGATCAAGGTCCTCCAGCACGCCTGCAACCAGGAAGGCTGGATCTTCGCCGCGTCCGCGAATCACGGAGCCGATTCGTGGTCGAGCACCAACGCGCAGAACGACCTGACCGCGCTTTACAACTACGTCAACGCCATCGTGCCCGTCTCCAAGACGGTCCTGTGTGGTGCGAGCATGGGCGGCAGCGTATCGGCCATGGCACTCATCAACAACAAGGTGCCCAACGTCAAGGGCCTCCTGACCTACGACGGCGCGTTCAACCTCGCGGCGATGTACGCGAACTCCTACGATCTCTCGATCAACACCGGGTTCGGGATCACTCCGGGCACGGTCAGCACGGGCGGCGCGGCGGCCGGCGCAACATCCATCCCACTGTCTATCAGCTTCCCATCCGGGACAAACATCCGGATCGGCTACGGCACAGCCAATGACGAGACGGTGACGGTTACCGGAACGCCGACTGGGGCAGGCCCGTACACAACCCCCGTCACGGCACTCACCAAGGCGCACGCGGCAGCGGAGAAGGTCAGCGACTACCCGGACAAGACAGCCGGGTTCGACCCGGTGTTGCAGTCCTCTGCGGCCTTCCCGAACATCCGATACCAGCTCGTGTCCGGGGTTGGTGACACAACCTGCGTGAAGGCAACCAACACGGACGCCCTCGCAGCGAAGATCACTACATCACTGGAGAAGACCACGCCGGGCCACCTGGGCGGGCACCTGTCCAGCGTCACCGACCCGACAATCAATATACCGTTCCTACGGCGGTGCTTCGCCTAGTCGGACTCGTTGCCTGCCGCGTCTTCACGGCGCGGCAGGCCACTCGTCCACGCACCAACCGAGGCGACAACAGCGAACGCACCAAAGGCCAGCGTGAGGGCCTTCCAAGTGTTATCGAAACCGGGAGTGGTCATCCACTCAGTACCGCAAATTATGGCGCCGACGAACGACGCAAACGCAACGATGTAAGAGATGCGCTGCTTGTTGTTCATGATTTCCCCCAGAGAAGTTGATGCCCCAAGTGTAAGGGCCAATAAGACCGGTTAAGTTCCCCTCGCACAAAGGTTCTTTACACGTCCCCACGACATGCAAAGAATCTGCCCGTAGTCTTCACTAACTGAAATCGACCCCACAGATACC